CTTCCTCGCTTGAAAGTCTAAATATCTTATAGATTTTCACGAACCCATTTAATTGACGCGAATTCGCTTAGCGAACTGTCCTTCTTCTCCTGATTGTAAGTAGGATTCAGTCCAGGTAGAAGTTTTGACAACCTGGTTATGAGTGTCAATCTAGAATCGCTTTTATGAGCAAATTCTATTAAGTCTTTCTGACCGTGAACAACAAAATTAACAAACTCGTGGAACAAGGGATGGTCTACACAGTTTTCTAATATCATGTACGTTCTAGCACAAAACATGTCAGAATTCCAATCCTTAGGCCTGTGAAACTTCTCAGGATAAATCAAAGAATTTAAAGCGCGAATGGTCGGATAAACGCCTCTGAGTAAATCGCTTCCAGGCAAACTGTAACCTCGGATAAACAGGCGCTGCAACGTCTTGACTTTGTCAGGGTCATTAGTTGTCTTCTCAGCTTTAATAACCTGTCCGCATTCTAGACCCCATTTCTCTAGATGCTTATTAAATGTTTTATCGAACTTATCACTTTCCCACGTCATATCATCTCCGATACCATACAACGGGGAGTGAATTATACCTTTACTAAATTGATCTGTTGTATGATTTGATTTAACTTGAACGTAATAGCCAAAGATCAAATCAAAGATCGTTTCAATAAAGTTAGTCCAGTTGGAGCCTGAAGAAACTCCATGTTCGCCTACTATCATTTCGGAATCTGAAATGAGTAACGGAATAGTATGCATATAGGTTAACGATTCCAGCAAGTCTTTTCTGTCTTCATCGGTGCGAAATAAGTCTTTAATAACATCATAGACTTCCAATGTGGCACTGAGGCGAAAGTGTTCATCAGTAGCAGAAAAGTCTGAAGCTTGGATATAACTTCCACGCGGCATTCCATCATACCAAGAAGTTATAACCTTTCGACATTTGTCAAAGCCCTCCCATGGCGAGAAGAACTCTATCTTAGCACGTATCATAGCGTCTTGTAGAGGTTGATAGAACTGTGCTTCGAATAAATTAGCCGCCATTGGAAACATCCAAACCAATCGAGTCTTTTGACGGTAATTTCTAAACAGGGCTATGGCAGGATAAGTTTTCCATAGACCATTCTGGGCATCCTCGATTGCCCTAGTTTTTACTTCCGGCAGATTTCTCCGTTTAAAATCTGGCCATCCAGAAGACGACTCTAGCGTGTCGCGCGCTCGCATGTCATCAACGACATGTCTAAGTGACCTACGGGTTAAATCGTGGATACGACGAGATCTAAACAGTGCACGCACTGAATTCTTCGCTATTTCCCACTCTTTTGATTGAAACGCT